ATCTGAGAATCATAGAGCATTCTCTTTCTTCTAGGATCTTTGAAATACTGCCACCAAACATTCAGATAAGTCCCGTCGTTCTGTCTCTCAACTGAAGGCATCAGGGTCATAGCATCAATCTCTTTAAATCCAATGATGTTCTTTCCTTTGTCATCATAGATGATTTCAAAAGCAACGTATCCATCTACCAAGAACTGTCTGAAGTACTGCCAAGCACTAATATCATCGGTAAATCCAAACATGTCATACAATTTCTTGTAGTTTTCATTGATCTTATCGATGACCTTCTCTTTTAACCCGGTTAGATTCAAAAAGGCAGGGTATGCAAAAAAGTTATGTGAGTCGTATGTAATAGCCTCGTCATTAACTACATCTAGGATGAACTCGATTTCAGGATTTAAAGAGAATTTTCTAAGATAATCTCTCTTTCCCTTATAGTCTTTATCAAAATAAGAAACATACTGTCTTGACGTGGTATCTTGCCTGGCCAGAGCATAGAGCATCGTCTCGTCCTCGATCATTCCCTTCTTTAGGAATGCTGCTTCCGTCTGACCGATGGCTTGGGAGTTTTTAACCACCATGTCCCCATAGTTTAGCCCAAAGTTACTTAGACCCTTTACTGAATCTCTAATTCTTTGGAAGATAGGACTGCCTTGTGGATTTTCTAAAAAACCTGCCATTTAATGATTTTTGTCTTTAAGTTATAGATCTCTTTATTGAATTAATTTCGACCTATAGTTAGTATATATCTCGTTGATGGATAACCCCTGGACGGAAGAGTATTTCAAGAAGGGCAATTTGGACCAATCCGAATAGTCCACCCACTTGATGTCTTTCATAAACTTATATTTAAATCCAGTAAAAGAGGTGTTATACCCGGTTCCTCCAAATAAAGGGGAAATATTTCTAGATTCTACTCTGATAACACTTGGGGATCCTCCTCTTTCGACCTTCTTAATTCCTTCCTCTATCGAAGGTTTGAATTGATCATAAAACTTCTGCAGTATCTCTAGTCTTTGCTCAGGAGGGGTCACAGTTAAGTCGATGGACTTTATAACGATGTCATCACCCACCTTCTCTGAAGAAAGATAAAGGATGAGGGGGTTCCTATCTATAAATGGGACCTTCTCACTGACCTCTGCATTGGTCTCGTAGGTAAAGAAATAAACATTTCCTGGGATTAGAGTTCCATCGAACTTATATCCTCCTCCTTTTCCGTTTACCCCGTATTTATCTAGGAAGAACAGGTCAGTGTTGGTAGCAAGAGAAGAAACTGAGGAAGCAGACTTTCTATATTCTATAATTTGTTCTTTGAAATCCATTTACTTAGGGACTTTTAAATAGGAAATTTTCATCGATAACCCCAAAGTTGTAGTCTCTCTTTACCGCCCATTCTCTCGCTGCCTTAAACTTAGCTTGATTCGTAATCCAAATCTGCATCTTGTGATTGTATGCTTTTAGCTTGGCAAGAGTTTCTGGCGGGGTTATTACTGGTTTTTTATACTGAGATTCTGGTTTGATCTCTACAATCCATTCTGCTTCAGTTCCATCTTCCTTAAGAACCCTCATGTAAAAGTCCACATTATATGTGTGTTCTTTTTTGTCCAGAGGATTATAATAAGGGATTTGAAGAGGTTCAGAAGACCACTTTAGAATCTTCTCGTTGGTGTCGCAATATTTACAAAATCTAAATTCCCAGGAGGACCTAAAGATAATGTTGTGTGGATCCCCAATGTATTTGTCAGGATAAAGAGGTTCGTAAAGGCCCGACTTGTATAATCCATTTGGCTTTACTTTCTTGATCGACATAATTTAAATGTTGTATGAATTTTCTTCCCCTGTGATGTGAGAAAAAGGAATGGTTTTAGGTGCCTTCGGAGGGTGTATTTTCTTCCAGCCCTTTGCAAATCCATTCTTGGCAATTTGGGTGTAGTATGCAAATGGATTGTTCGATTTAGCAGGATCAAATCTGTTCCAATATTTACATAGATCCTCCATAGCAAAAGCCATGCAGTCCTCTTTATCTTCTGGGTCTTTATAAGACATTTTTTTAGAGATCCCATTGATCATAAGATAAAACATACTTATGGTTTCAGGGGTCAAAACTCCCTTTTCTTTGGACTCTAAAATTGCTCTCATTAAATCCGCATTTTTAACGTAATTTGCCATCTTTAATATTTTAGTGTAAAAAATAAATCCGCACTTAATGTATTATATCATTTAGTGCGGATTTAGTTTCGGGAAATTCCCTAGTAATCAATCTTCCGTTGTAGGGATCTCATCATACCAGCTTTTTTCTCCTTTTTCAGGTGCTTTTACTGCTGGTCTGTAAATCCTATCTGTAGTCCCAGTTAGAATTTTATTGATCGTCTTATCAATTGCATCATAGTCTACCTGAGAAGAACCGGAAGGCTCTTGTGTGACTTTTCTCATGATTTGGTTGTTTGCTCCAAGAATTCTAGTCTTAATAAGGGTTCTAAGATTTCCGTAGATCTGTCCGTCTGTAAGACCTGGCTTATCAACGCTCCTGTTCCAGTCCTGGAGAACATCTTTAAGTGTGATAGCAATCACCTCGTCGAACTGTTCGTCGCTTAAGTTTGCCCATCTTCTTCTGAATTCCCCATATGCAACAGAGTTAATCAGGTCGACAAACATCTTTGCTAGTTTGTGAGTAACCGTTCTAACAGGTCTGCGGGGATTTCCCAACATCTTGATATAAACAGTTTCCCCTTCTTCAAGAGATTTTTTAACTTCGTCTGCTAGTTCTTTCTGGTCGATGAATTTCTTAGCTTCTGAAATAACACCTTCGAAGTAATTGTCGGGTTGAACGTCGATGAAGATATTTTCTCCTAAAAAGATTTCTCCTTCTAAAATAAAATCACCAAAAGATTTAAGGTTCTTCATTATTTTTTAACTGCTTTTTTTGCTTGTTTTCTAGCTTCGTCTCCGATTTTATTTAGAAACTTAACATAGTCTATTGACTTAGTTTTAGTCAAAGGGTAATCACCAATAAGATCTGATTTAATTCCAGAATCTTTTATCATAATAGAAGATTTTATTCCTTCGATATCTCTAGAAAGAGTTTCACCGCTCTCTTTGTATCCATAGGCTTTAGTAGCCATGTCGATGAAGTTCTTCTTAAATAAAGGGTTAACCGCTGATTTTCCAGCAGGGCCTTTACCAAAAGCTTCAAACAATTGAGATTCTTTGATTTCCGAGTAGGATTTTAGATTTTTCATAGTTGTTTATATATCAATTTTATTCTTTGTCTTCTCCCTCTTCGTCTTCACGAGAAATGAGTGCATCTTCAGATTTTTTCGGTTTCCCGTCTGGAGCTACACTCATCTTTCCTTCCGAGCTTTCAATATCAGGATTGGATTTTTTTCCTTCTGCTTCCTCGTTTTCGGGAGCGAAAGACCAAACCTTACTAAGAGCCGACTTTAATTTTTTTTTAATTCTGGAGAAGGTCTTTCAAAACCTTCGTTTAAATCGCTAAGCATCTTTTGAACTTCTTCAGAATCTTTATTCTTCATGATATAGTCTTTGATGTTAGCTAAAGTTTCGTCAAGATTGTATCCCATTTCTGCATTAAGCTCGTAATCAACTTCTCCATCTGCACCTTTCGAAGGTGTTTCTGCTAGTTCTGCAGTATCCAAGTTGTCGATGTCTGCATCGTTAGAAGCTTTAGCATCTAAATATTCAACTTCATATCCTGCATCTCCTTCTACTTTACCTGGAGAGGTAGCGAAGTTAGGATCTGTTGTGTCTTTAGAAGGAACTTTAGAACCTTTTTCCGGAGCTGTTACTAGTTCTGCAGTATCGAGATTGTCGATCTCTGGACTGCTAGCCTTAGGAAGATCAATCTTGGTTGAATATCCTGCGTCTCCAACTTGCGCACCTGGAGCAGTAGCAAGAGCTGGATCTAATTTAGAAAGATCGGACTCGTCCATTTTAGATTTTCCTGATCCCGGGGCAACCGCCATGTCAGAACTTCCAGTAATTTCTGGCTTCTTAGAAGCTTTAGGATCTGGGTATTCAACTTTGTAGTCTGCGTCTCCTTCTTCTTTACCTGGAGTAGTAGCTAAATTCATAGCTTTTAAACCAGATTTTTCCCATTCTGTAGCCATGTTTGTTCCTTTAGGTTTTCCTTGAGGAGCAGTAGCTAGAGAAGGTTGGTTAGACTCTTCTAGGTTGTATCCGTTTTCGTCGTTTACCTCGTAGTTTGTAGGCTTGTTTTTGCTTTCCGGAGCTTCTTCTAGATTTGCATCTTTAAGATTTTCAACGTCTTTTTTTCCGTCTTGATCTTGGATCTTAACCGATGGAGCTGCAGAAGTGCTAGCTTTTAAAACTTGAGCTGGAGTTTTACCGTGAACTAATTTGCCAGTAGATGGAGCTTTTGCCAAAGGAGTGCTAGACTCTTTTACACCTTCTCCGTCTTCTGCATTTTCGTCTGAAGATTTTTGGAATGCATCTTCAAGATCTACGATATCTTCTACTCCAAAATCACCGGTCTTTCCGCTGTCTAAAAGAACAGTGTAAGAACCTGATGTAGTATCTACCGAAATAATCTTTCCAGTATTTCCGTTTTCTTTAACTTTAATATAGTCACCAACTGTGAATTTAGAATCTTCCATTAGATCTTCGATTACAGTAGGATTGTTTTCGATAGAATCTAATTCCGAATTGATGGTAGACCATTTAGACTTAAGAGTCTGAAGTTCTTTTTCAAGAACAGAATATGCTTGAGAAAGTTGATTAGATCCTTTGAAAAGAGGATTTGAAGCCACCAGGGTTTCAATCTTATTCATTTCGCCTTCTACGATAGCGATATTTTCAATTACTTTCTTTCTATCGTTAATCATGATAGATTTGATCTTTCTCTCACCATCTAAGAATTCAGTTAAACCTTCAGAAACGTCATATTTTAAGAAGTCTTTAACGATGTTAGCTGCTTGAGATCCGTTAACTGCAAATAGAGAATTTTCTCTCATTGCTTCGTTAACCTTTTGAAGATACATTTTTCCGTCCCATTTGATCAAGCTAACAGAAGCACCTTCATAAACTTTAGATACAATAGATTTAGCAAAATCTAGATCTACAATTTTATCAAAGTTTTCGTAAAGTCTGATTGTATCAGAGATAAGCTTATTCTCGTTAGCTGCAAGTCCCCTTGAAACCTTCAAAGTGATAAGCTTTGCAAGCTGATTATAATCGCCAAATTTAGCAAGATCGTTGTTTAGGTAGATTCTAGTTTCTTCGTTTTCCTCAACGATAGAAATTCTAGTGTCTCCAGCATAGATAGAAATTCCTTTTTCATCAACTTTAACACCTTCTGTATAGAAAGTCTCGAGAAGGCCTAAGAATTCTTTGTCCATGTTAGCAATGTCTCTATTAGAAAGTTTTCTAACTCCTTCTGAGCTACCTTCAAATAAAGTTTTACCTATTGCAAAGATGGTCTTATTGTTTTCAACTAGGACAGGAGAATAGATTTTTTTAACTTCAGAGTTTCCATTGACCGTAGGAATATTCATCCTAGTATCATTTGTCTCAAGAAGAGTTAAATTATTGATAAGATTTTTAACAACTGGGTTAAAAGACCAGACTCTAAGTTCTTTTGAAAGGGCAGGAATAGATTTGGATTCAGAAACTAACCATTTAGAGATAGACTCTTTAACAGGGGTATAGAAATCAGAGCTTCCTGTGTTCTCGATCTGATACAAAGCTTTAGAAACTTCGATCTCAGGTCTAAGGGTATTGCAAGACTCTGCAACTCTATTTACTACAGCTTTAACGCTGCTGTCCCATGAAAAGTTAGAGAAGTCGGAGATGAAATTCTCAGCAACCCAATATTCAGGAACATTTTTATTTTTTAGAATGTTAACGTAGTTCTCACAAAGGATTTTAAAGTTAGCATGCTCATAGATTCCCTTTTTGGAAAGTGTTAGAATAGATTCTAGAATTCCCAGATTTTCAACTTTGTTGGAATCGATAAATGAAGCAGCAGACTTGTCGAATTTTGCCATCCCCTCAAGAGCTTCGTTTAATTTATTTTGGATCTCGCTAGATGGCTTTTGCTCTTCTTCTGCTCCATCTACATAAGAACCAGAGTTCTTAGAAGAAGTGAAGGAGTTAAGTCCTCCCCAAGATTCAGAAAGCATTTTAGCTCTAGATTTAGATCTCTCTAGCTCTTCATTTCTTAGAGCTTCAATAGGAGAAATTGTATTCTCTCCTCTAGATTCTATGGCTTCCACAATCTGAGATTCAGTGATAGAAGTGTTTCCCTTCTTCAGTTCAGTGATGTAGGTTTCACACAAATCTTTAACTTCTCTAGATTGAGTCGTTTCTTTTAGATTTTGTAGTTTGTTTATTAAATCCATTTTCCTGTTATTTTTTTACAGTTTATATATCTTACCTCAGTCGAGGAAATTTTTCTCTTATATATTCAATCTTTTTCTAAAAAATGTTTAGTTTTTTATCTCGCCACCATTATTTCTAGCTTAACATTCATGGCATCGTGGGGGTTTGTGATTGTTATTCCTCCCCCGGGAAAAGCAATATCCTGGTTTGAAAGATTCCATCCGATAAGTTCAGAGTCAACAGAACCCGCAGGATTTCCTGATAAGATCATTAATTCACCAAGAGGGTATGTTTTTCCCTCGTAGGTCCAGGTTAAATACTTCTGATTCTGAGGTGTTCCGTTTGTAGGTCTGGGATATCCAGGAACAAAAGGAAGTTCAGAGTTATAAAGAATTGGATTAACCGGCTCTGGGTAGAGAACTTTAATTGCAATCCATCTAACAAATCCCTCATTATCCACTAAGTCGGTCTGACTTAGCATCACTGAGGTGCTTGATTTTAAACTTATTTTAATTCTAGAATAAGCACTAACCCCCAGAAGAATGTCAGAAAGGTTAAAAAAGGTAGTTTTAATTCCACCCTCGTCCAAAACAAATTTATCTTTAAAAAAGACAAATCCTGGTATTGTTCCCGGTGGGCATATAATAGGTCGAGTTGCCATTAGTTAGCTGTTAATATTGTTAGCCTTACCGTATAATCGGTAGGATTGGTAAAGACAAATCCAGGGGTAATCCCATCATATTCCGGTTCTAAACTTGGATCAACCTGCCATCCCTTCCAGTTAGAGCTAGTTTTAACTGCTCCGCTCAAAACCATAAATTGCCCCATTGCATATCTAGGGGAGTTTTTATAGTTCCAGTAGAGGATATTGTATGGGTCTTCCACCAAATGAGGAAGATATTCCGCCTGAGCCATCAAAAGACTAACCTCTCCGTAGGTCTCATCGAAGTTTCCGATATCAAAGTTGATAGAGGAAATAGGAGCAAGATTAAAAGTCTGTTTCTGATAATTGCTGAAAGACTGAATTGGATGAAAGAAAGAAACTAGATTTAAAGTTTCTTCTGTGTATTTTTGCCAAGCAACATTAATAGCTGTATTATAAAATCTAACATTATGAGGATCATTAAAATTTGCAAAAGTTAAATTTACTCTCCTTAGAGCCGTTTTGTTTACCGCGATGATTGCATAGTCTACCTTAAATTCGGCAGAAGCACCTGGAGGAAGGATGGTGGTGCTATTTCCGTCTGCAAGAGCCAATAGACTCGTGTTGTACGCGTTTCCTCCGTCGTAGTTATATCCGGTTGTTCCTAAATACGATGCAAATTCTCCTGTCGCTGACATTTTATTATAATCTTGTTGGGCTTATAGAAACTTTGCTAGATGAGTCTATCTGGGGTACTCCCCTTTTGTTGGAATTAACGGGTAAAACCTGGGACTCTTCTGTTTGAACCAAAGGTCCGTTTCCGTCAATCAAAATATCACCATAGTATCCACCTATAAAATCTGAAGGAGTATTAGTTTCTTCTACCGAAGGGATTTCAAGATCTTCCACTATCTCATTTAGAACTAAGTCTAATTCATGGTCTTCGTCTCTTTCCTCTGTCTCCTCAACTATCGGTTCTTCTTCTAAACCATCCTCTAGTGTTACATCCCATTCTTTTGACTCTTCTAATTCTTCGGCGGTGTAAGAAAATTTTTCCTCTTTAGCCTCTGTTTGAGGTTCTTCTATTTTAACCTCTTCTTTTACCAAAGATTCTGTCTGTGGTTTAATGTAGTCGACTAGGGATTTGATAAATCCAAGAGCTACTAAAGGAAGGATTGCTCCAGAAACTGCAGAAAGAACTCTTTTTTGATAAACTATATCTTCTTCAATAAGTCCAAATAGTTCCGACCATCCCTGGAAGTTCTCCATATGGACGAATGCATAATACATGTTGCCCTGCATCTGCATAAGAGTAATAGCTCCAAATAGCATCCAGACAAGAGTTTTGTTCATCTTATCTAGAATAATTAATGAAGCCAGAGAAGCTGCTGCTCCTAGCTCAAATCCAATTGCAAGAGAAACTGCTAACCAATACGGATTAGATAGCTTGAAGAATTCTATTACGTGGATCGTAGAAATAATACTAACAAGCAAATACAAGGACACAAAAGTTCCAATAATGAACCTATGTACAAGTTTGTCTTTCATTAGTTTTTAGTCTGTAATTTCTTAATTTCTAGGTCTATCTCAGATTGTCTATTGACATCTAAAATTTTTCTATCCACTGACTGGATCATTCTCTTTTCAGCCTTTAGACCTTCAACTTCAACATCTTTCCTGGTTGGAAGTGCATCGATGATAGTTTTTTGAGCTTGAAATTCTTTCTTAACTTTGTGGAGTTCTGAACTAGTCCCACAAGATTTAAGGTAGGTAAGGAGCAAAAGAAGGACGAGGATCTTTGTTCCGTGCTTTGATAAAAAATTGTCTATTTTATTCATGACTTGGTTTTTAATTATATTCTGTATATATCCTTTAAAAAAATAAATCCCTAAGAAACAGAAAGGAGCACGATATGTGCTCCCTCCTAAAAATTTAGTTTTTAAGTGTTAATTAGGCTACTTCGATCCCTTGTTGAATAGCTACTAGATCTTTTTCCATAGATTGAATAGCTTCTACATCCCTCTTAATTTCCTCTAAAGCAATTGAAACTGGCTTGAAGAGAGAAATAAATCTTTGGGCTTCTTCTAAGCCTTTACCTTTAACCTTAGAAAGGAAATAGTGAGTTGCTTCCAATGGAAGGGATTCCATGAAGATTGTATTGTCTTTTACCCCTTCTTTTTTAATTCCAGTAAGAATTTTGTGGATTTCAATTACCCCCAAAGACTCAGTCTGAGACCATTCTGAATTATTTTCTACGAAGTCGATTAGGGTAGCCAAAAGATCTGCAGTCATTTTTACTGCATAAACTTTCTTAGAATTCTTCTCTTTTAGATCCTTGATCTGATCTTCGAGAGATTTAATTTTCTTGTGGTCCAGCGTGTCAATGAAACTATCTGCATAATCTACAGAAGCTCCGGAAAATGTAGTTGGGATTTCGCTAGAAGCAAGAGGGGCGGGTGCTGATTTCTTATTGCTCATTTTATATTTTTATTATTCTATTTTCTTTGGATTAAAAAGTTTCATTTATACAGAAAAAATATCAGAATCTTCTCTGTTGTGTTGGAGATAAACCTTCAGTGGTTCTCTCAGGTCTTTGATTGGGTGGATTTTAGCTGGACCCTCTGGCCCTATGTGACACAGAAATCCACCATGAGATTCTATTCCTATCTCCTCTTCGAGCATCAGTCGATATAAACTAACCTGAATAGAATATTCATTTAGGTGATTTTCCCAGAGGTGAGAGAATGGATGGAGTAATTTCTTATATCTTCCCTTTGGGTGATCGTCAGATCTAAACTCTTTGTTGGTCTTCCAGTCTCCTATTAGGAAAAGGACCTTATTCTGTTTTTCATCCCACATTAGAAAAGGCTGATCTATGGTTCCGGCAAGCTTCCATTTTCTACAGAATATTTTAAGCTCTGAAGATAATGGAACTAGATTCTTAAATCTCTGTTCGTAGAGATCCATAAATTTTCCGATTCTTTCGGCAAAAGCGGGTTCGTCCTCTTCGGTTAGTTCTTTAGCATCGCCAGACCAAAAATCTTCTATCCATTTATGAACTCTTGTCCCGAGATCATTTGCTACATCTGCTTTTCCCTGCCACTCGTCTAAGACTACGGAGACATCAACTCCTCTTTCTATTGCTTTCTTTTTGGACCAATACTCTTTGTCGAACGGAGTCTTAAATCTCTTGATGTAAGAAGTTACAGAATCATACTTTATGTCACTGTAGTGGTAAGTATGGGCTTCCTCCTCGAAGACAAAGTTGGGATCCTTAAAGACAGAAAGCTTTCTAATTAGATCTTTTCTAATTGGATTTAGATCCATCATTGTTTACCTATAAAGGGAAGAAAAGATAGAATCCAGTCCCAGTGATTAACCGCCCATGCAATTAATGTAATTTCTACTGCTAATCTAGCCATCCATAAAATAGAAATTTGTCTGAATACAAAAGAGTAAACAACCAAGAAAGATTCCTCTTCCGTTCCTTCGACAGGATTCATGAGTGGAGCAATCAGTTCTTGGAGACTGAGCTTAGTTAGATATTCATTGATGGGTTTAATCTGGTCAAATACAAATGCTGGTCTAGCATACTTTGGGAAGTCTGGAGATTTGGTAACCTCTGGAGGAAGATTAAAGACAGTGTAGATTCTACCAAACCAGTCTTTTCTAAGTCTTAATTTGCTCCATTCCGGAGAATCCAAAGACTCTTTTTTGATCACCTTTAGATATTCCCTGTATAGACTTATTTCTTTTAGCACTTTAAAAATTCTGAACATAAAAATAGTTTATAAGTTATAGATAAAATTACTTGTTTTCCTCCATCTTTAGACGAATTTTATTTCTAGCTCGTCTAATTCTAGTAGCAATGGATCTTTTTTTGATTCCATATTTTTCTGCTATGTCTTTATACTTCATCCCGTTAATTTCTCGGTCTATCATAATGTCTCGATAGAGGGAAGGAAGGGACCTAATTTCTTCAATTGCAGTTTCATACATATCATCTATAGATTCCCCCTCTCTAGCAAAGCTCCAAAGGGGATCTTCATCTATATTATATGAAGGGTTCTTCTCCTCGTTCTTTGAGGAAGAATAATCTAGATCCTCTATGGACAGATGGACATATTTCTTTCTCGTCTTTAGAAGTAGAAGAGATTCATTTCTAGCGATGTTGTAGCACCAGGTGGAAAAATTACCTCTAGAGCTGTCGTACTGCTCTATCTTTTGCCAGACTTTGGACATTGCATTCAAGAATGCATCTTCTGCTAGTTCCGGATCTTTTAGAATTCCATAGCAGTGATTTAATACTCCCGGTTTAACCCTTTCGAAAAGTGATTTAAAACTTCTTTCATCTCTAGTCTCGATAAAACTATTTGCAAGTACCTGAATGTTCTTTTCTTTCTTAATTTCTTTTTGCATCTCTTTGTATATTTTTTCTTAATTTAATTCTCCGATCCTAACCACTTCAATCCCTGCTTGAAAAAGGAAGCTGAGCGATTCTGTTTTTCTGTAAATTTCTTTAAATACAACTCTCTTGATTCCAGATTGAATAATAAGCTTGGAACACTCAAAGCAGGGGGATGCTGTAATATAGACTGTTGATCCATCCGAACTGTTTGTGCTCTTGGCAAGTTTAGTGATTGCATTTGCTTCTGCATGAAGAACATACGGTAGAGTTGTATTGCTATCATCTTCACACAGATTTGGAAACCCAGAAGGACTTCCATTATACCCATCAGAAATGATGGATTTGTTCTTAACCATTAGACAACCAACCTGCATTCTCTTACAGTGTGAATTAGTTCCCCAAATTTCTGCCATTTTAAGATAAACTAGGTCTGTCTTAAGGGTCTTCTCATCTAGATCGAGATCTTTTATAGAATTTCCGTATTTAAAAGTCCATTCCCCCGGGGAAGCCTTCCAAAAGGGGAGAGCTAGTTTATCCGGGTCTCCAAAAGTCAGCTGGAGGAATGTTTTTCTTTGATTATCTGTCATTTAGTAGTTTTTTAGATCGCTTACCATCTAATATACGGACCTAAATTCTATAAGCTGGGAAAATCTTGAAATTTATTCTAGCATGCTAGATTTTGGTCTAAATGGCTTATTGTCTTTAATCCTCAAAGGACCGCTTAGCGTAGTGTTGATAGAAGAAAGTAATGACTTAATGTCCTGTATGTCCTGAGAGGAAATACCCTCTGCGGAAGGAGTAGAACTAGAAGATGTGGATGCAGATTTAGTGCTAGTAGAAGGAGCAGCGGAAGTGGAAGCGGAAGTGCTGGCGGGAGAAGTGGGGTTTTTGGCGGCTTCTACTTCTGGTGTAGCAGACACCGATGAACTTTTTTCTGTAGAAGCAGGAGATGGGGTTCCTTTAGATGATTCTGATTTTAGGACCTGTTCTTCTTTTTTCATTTCGGCCACTATCGCCCCGGCTTTGTCTTCGGAATTTTCTTCTTTCCTCTTCTTTACCCCTTTAATCAAAGATTTAACTCCGGAAACGGTTTTCCCGAGGGAACTTTCCTCATAAGATTTTTTAAGTGACTCTTTTATTTTCTGACCCTCAGTTAATTCAGGACTTTTTGTAACAGATTCAGAGGAAGGTTTTCCGTCCGGAGAAGGTTTTCCGTCCGGAGAAGGAGGTTTCACCTTTTCATTTTTGGGCTCTGCCTCTTTAGATTCTTCCTTTGGTTTTATCTTTTCGATCAGGGAAGAGAAAAATCCTTTCTTCTCGGATTTTTTAGATTCTTTATCTTTGGACCCCGGAGTGGATCCTTCGGATTTTCCCCTTTCCCTGATCATTCTTTGAACGTCGTCTTTAGTTATTTTTCCAGATTCTAGACCATTAATAAGAGACGCTTTCTCATCTCTAGATAGACTAGCCAAATAAGAATTAAATTCCTCAGGGGATGCTTTCTTTTCGACCTTCAATGGATTTAATTTATCTAAAATGGATTTTTTTTCTTCCTTCTTTTCCCCTGTTGATTTAAATAATTTATTCGTTCCTGCTTCAAAGCCTTTATCCTCTGGAGAAACCTTCTCCTTTGCCCTTAGCTCATCTCTCTTTGTTTGAATGGAAGAAATTCCATCCATAGCCTCTTTAGATGCACCCTTTTTCCCCTCTGCGATTCCTCCTTTGAGTCCAGCGGATACTACGTCTTTGATAGATCCCCCCTTTAAAAAAGACATTCCTGCTGCCTTTAGTGATCCGAGACCGGCCTGTTTAGCAACTCTACCAGTTGCTTCGGATGATTCAGATTTAGTTTTGCTTTCAGCCGGAGTTGGGGTGGAAGTAGGACTAGTTGGTTTAGCCTCTGGAGAAACCTTCTTCGCAGCTTGAGATTCCTTCTTAACAGAATTTTCTACGGTTTTACTAGTTGGTTTAGCCTCCGGAGAAACCTTCTTCGCAGCTTGAGATTCCTTCTTAACAGAATTTTCTACAGTTTTAGATAAGGTCTTCTGCGATTCAGTATTTACCTTATTTGATTCCCTGATCTCTTTAGCCAGAACATCCAAGTTCCTGGTAAGATTTGACAATTCTTGGAGTAGCTTTGGGGAGGATTCCATTAATTATTGTTTTCTTTATATATCAGCAAATTGCTATTTGCTAAAATTGAAAAGTTCAACCTTTCCGGATTCTTCAAGGGCTTCTTTGTTGTCTTTTTCGACCGCCTGATTCAATTTTTCTATCCAGATTTGGTACTCGTAGAATGGAATAGATTCAACCCAATTTGGATCTAGACCATGTTCTTTCCACATTCTAAACTTCAGATCAAAGAAGTTCTCCAAAGATATCTGAAATAACGAAAAGAGATTTGAACCCTCCGGGAAAGGTTATGGGTGCGGTGACCTCGGCACCGCAGGTAGGACACTTAACACTAATGTCTAGTTCCGTTCCAATCTTTATAGTTTCGCAAAGCTCGTAATAGAGGGAGAATTCTTCCTTGGACCAGTCATCGGATTCTTTCATCTTCTGCATAATTTGATTAAATCCTAGGTTCCTCCACTCATCAAAGATGAACGGAGAAATTTTAATAAAGCTCTCATCAACTTCGATTCCTCTTCTATCACATTCAAATACAAAGTCTGAAACTGAATTCATTACCCCAATAGAAGGAACAGACATTGTAATTTCTTTTCCTATTTTTCTAACAGGAAAAACAAAGTTTCTGGTAGAGGGAGAATAATACTTCATTACTCTTGGATCTATATCATACGAAGAAAGAACTCCGGTTCTCAATTCTATCCCGTTGTTAATAGGGCAGATATTCTTATCTTTACATTTAGATTCTGGGGTAATGATAATTCGATTTTCCCCCTGGACAAAGGTCAGATCCCTAATTGCCATGATGAGGAAGAATCTATCCTCGTGTTTTAGGTCCTTGTGTGAAACAACACCCTCGTTGGGAAAGTGCATAGTGCTACACTTGCTAAGAATGAAATTTAGCTTCTCGTCGAGGTCAATCAAATCATCCTCATCTATGGTTGAGAAGTGTCTAATCTCTCTAACCTCTGCAGATCTAATTGCAATCTTTGTCCCCTCTGGATAGAAAAATCCTTTCGAAGGAAGAACTGTTAGCGGAAGATTTTTCCAGCCAAAGTCCAATCCAGGGGAAAATTCGGGCTGCGCAGGTCTTTTATTTTCAACCCTTCCCAAGTCGGGAGACTGCTGAACTGGTGGAGTTACCACCTCGGTTCTTCTAATCTCTTCGATGGTCGGGGGAGGAGTGTATAGAGGGGTTTGTCTTGCCTCCAAGTCTTCTGAGGTTGGGACTTTGGTAATTGGATGTTCTGGAATGAAAGGGTCATCATATACAATTCCCCCCTCCATCTCTTTTTTAGCTAAGATCTCTTCCGGGGAGAGACCCTTTAAAATTCCACTTTCGTTTGGATTCATAATTATTTACTTTATACTTTATATACTCATCAACACAAAAAGACGAATATTCTTATTTTAGAATATTCGTCTTTAGAAAGTTTCTTTTGTTTATTAGATAAATTGATCCTGCCAGTAGTCTGCCTTCCAGCTAGTAGCTAGTGTATAGAGAGTTTCTCCTGCATCGTAGTTCAGATCCATTGCATTCAGATCTGCAGTTAAGAAGCAGTTGTTTAAACTAATTCTTCTAAACACATCTCCTTGCTTGTTGAAGATTGAAACTACCATCGATCCAACGTAGTCCTTCTTAAGACCCATTGCACCGGTTAGAGGGTTGTAGATAAGATCTGCCCACTGTCTCATAATCTTGTAAACAATCATAGAATTCTGTTCGTTCAAGTTCACCTCAAAATCGACAGTGAAGGCAACAGAAGTATCAGAAGGAGCGCCTCCTGCATATCTTCTTTCTGCAAACTTGTAAAACTGACTAGCCGCTCCTGCGGGCTGAATATCAACTGCAAGACCTGAGATCTTCTTCACCTGCTGGGTCAGAATTCCTTCTCCCCTAAATCTGGTGTTAGCTAAAGTAACACTAGCAGGAGGAGTAATCAAAACCTCAAACTGGTTGAGATAAACCGGTTCGTACAGTTTTACTCCGGCTGCTGAGTTGGTAAAATGTGGTAATCCTGCCATTTATTTTAATTTTTTTATGAGAATTGATCGTCCCAGTAATCTACTGCCCACTGGAGGCTAATGTCATATAGTTCAGTTCCGCTATAGTCCATTTCCATAGCTCCGATTGGGGAGATAGGGAAACAATCTCTACAGGTAATTCTTCTAAATACATCCCCTTGTTTGTTGAAAATTGAAAGAACAATAGTTCCGGTGTAGTCTCTCTTTAGACCCATCGCACCTGTCAGAGGGTTATAAATTAAGTCCGTCCATTGTCTTAAAGTTTTAAACACATACATGGAGTTTGCATCGTTCAAGTTGACGGTAAAGTTAACTGTTAGGTCAAAAACAGTTTGTTCTGGTTTTGCACCTGCATAGTTTCTAACTGCAAACTTGTATTTCTGCTGAGTTGCAGCAGGAGTTTTATCCACGCCTAGACCCGAAATGCTTGTCACCTGCTGAACCAGAATTGGTCCTCCCAGGACTGCTGCCGGTGGCGTAATAAGAACTTCAAACTGGTTAAGATAAACGGGTTCGTATTTGTTTATCCCAAACAGTGAATTCTGATAGTGTGGTAATCCAGCCATTTAGTTCTTTTTTCTTTTATTTATCCTTTTACTTCTTTTCGTCAAAAATTAGATTAGACGAATTGAATGAATCCTCCAGCTGCAATTCCTCCTGTTCTAGTAACAGTAATTCTGTTGATGAACTTCTGAATACCTCTAGCAGGTTCAAGAATAACGTCGATGATACCTATATTTTGATCGATTACTGAAGGAGGGTTATTTGAAGCATCCATGATTACTTGGTAAGCATAGATTCCTCCACCAGATCTAACTCCGTCAAGGTAGTTGTCCACCAGAGTCTTGATTTCAAGTCTGATTGAATCCTCGTTAAAGTCGAACAAGTAGTTAGAAAGAATTTGTTCTACATCGTTCTCTACGCTGATCAGTAGGTCCCTTACGTGAACTAGGCTGAATGCGGAGCTAACTGTTTGGTAAGCAGTTTGGTTACCAAAGATAACAACTCCTAGTCCTCTCTTCTTGATGATTGGATTGATACCAAAAGGCTCTAACCATCCTCTATCATCTTGAGTGAAGTCATATTCAACTCCAACCAGGTTTGTTCCTGCAATTGTTCCTCTCTTCTGACCTGCTACGATAGCGTATGGTTCACCATTTGCAAATTTAGCAACGAAGTTGTTGGAAACAAATGCTGCTGGTGGAACGTTTATGTTTCTGTTATTTTCTCTTAGAGTGATATAGGGAGCGTAGAATGCTGCGAATGATGCTCCAAGAGGCTGAGAAGGTAGGGAGAAAGTATAAGTTGGGTTCAGAGATAAGTTACCTCCGTCTGCGATATATTGAGTCTGTAGTTCTGGATATGGATTAACTGCAGTTGGGGCTGCAGTAAATCTAGGATCTACAGAAGCCTGGAACTGAGCCATTGAAGGAGCATTAATCAGAGCAAGAGCTTGTCCTCTCATCATTGCCAGCTTACTCAATTGGTATTTAGAGTTAGGTAGAATTACCCCGCTGAATGTATCAACGATGTATCTGAATGAGATAACATCTTTAGTTGCAAGAGTTGCTGCGATGTTCGTGTTGTACATAACATCTAGAATTGCATTCACTCTAGCATCTGTGCCGTCTGGTCTATGGTAGTCGCTCAGCTGGAATCCTTCAAGATATGTAAAGTCGAAAGAAGTAGTGAACTGAGGGATAGACTGGAATTTTTGAACTTGAAGTCCGCTGCTTCCCCCTGAGTAGAAGTAGATAGGTCTTGCAGTTGTTACGGTCACAATTCCTGAGATTGAAGTGGTAGCTACCGAGGTAACTTTAGTCAATCTCTGTTGTCTATTTGTGTTCTCGATTTGACAAAGATCTTGGTCGGTTGAAACTAGAAGATCCCCTACTGAGATTGTGTACAAATCGCTGTTCATCTTGAAAGATGTAACGCTGATTTTTCCACCTATTCCCCCTGAAACTTCGATGAATTCATTGATGCTAGCAACCGAAGAAACTATGTCCAACTTATAAGTAGCAGGAAATCCTGCTCTCTGTCCAGTTGTATTCGAAGCATAAGTATTACCGAATGTAGCAATTGGGGTTAGAGTAGTTGAAGTTCTAGAAACATTGTCATAAGCAAAAGCATAGTAGATTGAATACTGATCCCTATCAACCCCCAAAGCATAAGTTAGATACTGTTCGGTAGTTAATCCGGGGTTGGTATAAATCAAATCCCCATTCTGTAGTTCTTGATATAGAACGTTTTGGTAGAAAGAGGTGGTAAGCTGCCCGGTTAAAGCATTCACGTATCCTGTAGGTGCTAAAGACGAAGTAGCTCCTGTTCCTCCTGGATTTAAAGAGTATGCTATTCCCAAAGCATCAGAATCTGCAAGAATATATGCAGTTCCTCCAATTACAGCTCCAGTAATTCCGCTAGGAACATATTGTGTAGTTGAGTAGTCTGTTGCATAAGGGGTAACCACAATTCCTAAATCCCTATATTTGGTAATATCTAGAGGGTGACTGAATGCAATTTGAAGATTTCCTCCAACTTCATTGACGTTAGCAACCTGAAGCTTAATTAGATCTCCGTTGCTGAACTGACTTATCACGTTGTCGGTGTATCCTGCGGTAATACCATCTACGGTACCTACAATGTAAGGAGCTGAGGTTGAACTTGGGGTGAGGAAGTCCTTCATGTTCAAAAGATCTGCAGAGGTAAGTCCTGCAAAAGATCCAGAAGCACCAGTAGCAGCAGTCAAAAAGTGAAGTCCTGCAACATACTGAGCTGGATTGTAAGCCAAGAATCCCTCATAAGGAACTCCTGCAGTTCCACCTAAATTGGTAGAATCTACGCCTGGCTTATATCCAGGTAAACAGTATAGGGTACCAACCGGTCCAGTTTCTCCACTGTTTGCACTTAGGATTGAATAGTTCTTAGAGTAAAGATAATCTTGTAGAAGATTCTGATCGTAGCTTAAGAAATTAAGCTTAGCATCTTGAATGTCTCTATCTCCGGAAAGTTCATCAATCAAGTGGTTACCAACCAGGTCAACCTTATATGGGTTAGTACAAAGATTTTCCAAAGCTTCCTCATCAACTGCGCAGAATAGACCGGTTGAAGGTGTA